AACAAGCCGATACCTGACATAGCACCTTTGACAACTTCAAAGCGAACTTTCTTGCTTGCAAGTCTATCAAACATACTTGCCTTTTCCATTTGCAAGTTAACACCGTGTGACTTGCCGATACCTGCAGGACCTGTCACAATCATAGCACGTATGTCACCACTGATACATGCCTTAGACATTTCATCAAGTACTGCAAAACGTGTCGCAATGCGGTCCATTGCTTCTGTTTCTGTTTCTTTGTGTGTTTCCATTTTAACCTCATCACGACCTGATACAAATTCAATCATTGATTGACTCTCAACATTCACACGAACCTGATCGGGACGATTCGGGAACTGACCTTCATTTTTTACTGTCACAAAACCACCTTTACTTCCGAGTTGATAACCTTTAACTAGTGTGAACACTTCACCTTTGATAGATTCGTTGCGATAAGAACCTGAAGTGATACGAACGATGCTAGACATTTGTTTCCTTTAGTTAACTGAATAAGAATATATTATAGCACAATACCCATTTATTGTCAAATTATGCTACCTTGCGAAAGTACATATAGGGCAAGCCCAAAGTATAGCATAGGTACTCATCATCACCCTGAGTGTCCTCGGCTTCGTGGATCCAGCGAATTGCTGTTGCACGGTCCTTAGCACCTGAAAACATCAGGTCACTAACCCTTTTCTCAAAAGAGAAAATTGCATGTTGTTGAGCCGCAACACGGACCTTTTCTTCGGCTTCAATAGCTACACCTAGTCCTTCAAACTCAGCTTCGAACTGCTCCAAAGTCCAAGTTGAAGTATCAATCCCACGAGGGCGAACGCCGTAAGCGTCTTTGTACATGTCCCAGTAAAGTTCCCGGGCTTGTTCTAATTGTGTCAACTCTTCCCAAGATTTGAATTCTGTAGTCATTTCGTAGTCCTTTTCTTTACTGTCTAAGATTCTATTATAGCAGAAAGCCCATTTATTGTCAAATTTTGGCTATCAAACTAGCATGAATTTCATTCATTTCCGACTGCTCTACATAGAAATCGGACCTAGGATCATAGTACTGGCCTTCTTTGTTGTCATAATACAACACTCGACCGGAGAAATTGAACGGGCCTTCAAGACCCTGACGAGGACCATATTTAGTACGCATATCATCCATCTGATACTTGTCTGCAACAACTTTGTAACCCATGAACAACTCCTTTTGACTGAATAAGACTCTATTGTAGCACAGTGTCCAATTATTGTCAACCTTGGCAACCACTCATAAATATAAATTATGAGCAGAATTCTAGTAGCCTTCGATTATTGGGCACCAAACTATCCACTAGTAAATAATCAAAACTTTAATAAACCATTTTCAGAATTAATCGTTGATAATGGAAGTTATGATTTTTTTAATAAGATACCAGGATATGAATGTGTACCATCAACCATTTTAAAAGATCGGGATTTATTCATTTATCCTGTTATAACAGGATTAAATGAGAACGATTGGCCTAATAATAGTAATATTGATATTTTATCATCAACATCAATGTCAGTGCAAGTAGCTGATAGTATACGCGGTAGACATGGATTTTTATTTTTAGATTTAGGTAACGAATCGGTAATGACAGATTGGTTATTAGATACCATACATTCATATATTTTAAGTAAAAATATTCCATTAAAAAAGGTTATATTTCAAACCGGAAATACTAATGGAAGAGAAATATATAAAAATTATTGTTTCAGAAAAGGAATTATTTTTGAAAAGGCAATGAATATATCTTCTATTGAATATTTTGAATGGCATTCGAGTAGAAATTATAATATGTGCGTCAACAATCTAGGAGTTGTACCTTTACCAAAAAATATAGATTATAGTAAAATTGAAAAAACATTCTTATGTTTAAATAATAGGCAACGACCACATAGAAAAAATCTGTTTTTACTTTGGAATTGGAATGGTTTAATTAAAGATAGTTTCTATACTATGACTGATAAATCTGAATACGCCAACGTGGATGCACCATATAATCTTAGTGATTATATAGATACTAATTTAATGGAAAGCTTAGGGATAACACCTGAATACATTGATGGACTAGGAAAAACGTTGCCACTCAAACTTGATAATACTGATAATATTCCGATAGCATCTTTATTTGGATCAATTGATACATATTATCAATCTAGTTTAATAAGTGTAGTTACTGAAACTAATTTTGAGAATCCTGATATTTTTAATACAGAAAAAATATTCAAACCTATGGTTCATCGTCATCCTTTTATTTTAGTAGGGCCATATAAAACATTAGAAAAATTAAGAGAATTTGGTTATAAAACATTTAGTGAGTTTTGGGACGAGAGTTATGATAATATTGAAGATCCAAATGAACGGTTGTTAAAAATAATTGAATTATGTAAGTCTATAAACAATTGGAGTGACCAAGAAAAAAAGAAGTTTTTTTATAAATCTATGATTATAACAAATCATAATCATAAACTTATAACAGAATTTTATCCTAATAACATGCGTACTAATTTTTGGCATATATTTAGAGATAGAATACCATTATATATTAATTAGATAAATTCTTTTTCCATATTTCAATTGTTTTATCTAGTCCATCATCTAAACTAACAACAGGCTTCCACCCAGTGACCGATGTAATCAAATTATGATTGCTATTTAACCAGTATATTTCGCCCGGACGATGTGGTTTAGTATTCCAATTTACTTTGCCATTCCAATTTAATTTTTTAGCAATTTTATTGACATAATCTTTAATTTTAATAGGACTATCAGGACCTATTGTAAAAATCTTACCTTGAACAATATCAGGATTTTCAATTACTGTGATCCATGCTTTTAGTAAATCGTCAATGAATATAAAATTACGATATGGTTCACCGTAACCTAGATTAATTTCATTAGGATTCTTAATCATCTGCGTGATAATTTGTTCAGTAACAAAGAAGTCATTATCTACACGGCCGTATGCATTTGTTTGTCTAATAGCAGTAAATGGTAAGTTATAACAACGGTGTGCGTATTCTAAATATTTCTCACAAGCATATTTTGCTACGGCATAAGGTGCATTGGGATTAGGTTGAGTATTTTCATCAAACGCAATAAATGTTTTTGGCGTATTTCCAGATTTAATAATATCACTAATAGATTGCCAACCATATACTTCCATAGTACTAGCAAATACAAAATTCTTAAGATTTTTTACCGTAGCGGCTGATTCAATTAGATTAACTGTGCCAACATAATTAATCTCACTAAAAGTAACTTGTTCGTAAAAACTTTGTTCAACTTCAGTTCGTGCTGCCAAATGTACAATAATATCAGGTGATATAGATGTTACTTCGTCTTGCACCGCTTTGTAATTTAATAAATCACTTGTCAAATGATATAGTTCGTGTTTGCCATTTAACAATGGAGTAATATGTGTTCCGATAAATCCAGAACTACCTGTCAATAATATTTTCATTTTTTCCTTAATTATTAATTTATATTTAGACGAATGTAAACTTGTTGTTAACTTTTAAATACTCTAGACCATCACGTTTGTTTTTTCTAATATTACCAGTAATTGTAATGTCGTTTTTATTGACAGTAATATCCATCAACGACAATAAAGGATTACTAGATTCTACACTAAGGAGAACAAGATTATTATGTCTATCACTGAACCAATACTCTTTACGTTTTTGGCGCTTAGTATTTACTGACAGTTTTTTAATAAACTTTAATTGTTTTACAATTACCGCATGAGGATCATCATTTCGTTTGACTTCTCTGTTGTAATCAAATGCCATTTTTTCAAATTCAACATCATACTCATAAAACTCAGGAAGACGATATGCCAATGGTAGCATACTTTCTTTAAATGTCTTACCTTCACTATGAATGAATGTGTTCAAGTCCTCACGGAAAGCAGTAAAGCCTTCATTCTTAAGTTTCAGTACCATGATTTTCTTACTATAGTAATCACGGATAACATTAGCTTGTGCGATATCCTCTTCGGTCACAAGCCTAAACAATTCACTATCTAATAACTTAGTGATAGTGGGTTGAAGCAGGTGTAGCGATGTGTCTCTAGTCTTACGATATCGTGCCCAACAAACACTTAGTGCAAGAAGGTCTTTACTGATTTCATAGACTTCGTATTTTTTTACATTGTCATTAAATTCAAATTCTAAATTACCAAAGTTAACAGTTGGATTATGTCCATTTAGATTTAGACTACTTAACGAGATTGTGTTAATGTTTTGTCCGGCTTGTGCAGAAATGCCACTGTTGCCGTAAATATTGTATGTATTAGCCAATTGTAATATCTTCCATTCCAGATGTGCGTAGTCGCACGATATGTCCCATCTGCCATTGTTTGGCTTCAAGACCCTTTAATATACCAAGCCATCTATTGCGTAATAGTGCTACTTCGTTAATCAACACTTCCATATCAATTACTTCATCTTCACCTTCTGCATACTTTTCAGCATCACGGCTTGTCAATGCTCTATTATACGCTTCTAAATATTTTTGAAAATGTTTTCGGCGAATTCTACGCAATTGAATATTGAGATAGTTCAATACGGCTTCTATCTCTTGTAGTTGATTAAAACGATGTTCGGTTACGCCAGGGATAGCGGCAATGTTCTTTTCAACATTGCCGTATATCTTGACTTCTTGTTTAGCCGAAATCAATTCAGCTTCATAGTGAGTTATGAAATCAGGTATCACACCAAGATTTTGGGTGATGCGTGTATACCAATTCATTTAATCCCATTCTTCGTCTGCGTCATCTTCATCATAATCTTCATACGATTCCTCAGTATCTTGATGTGCTAAATTCTCTTTAAGAGCAGTTAGCATTTCTTTATCCCCTTTAAAGGCATCTTTGATATCTTCAGCTTCGTAATTATTATCAATCAGTAGATTGACTAGTGAATCGGCCGCATCAGTGCGGTCATTGAAATCAATATGAGAACGCAATGCGTCCCATACTTCTGCAACAAAATCTAATTTCATTCTGCAACATCCTCCTCTCCCCATCAAGTGTAGTATAAACTAATGAGTTTCCTTCTTTCTTAACCAGTTCAGCCTTCTCAATCATATCTAATAGACCTGAATAAGGGCTCATACCTGTTTCATACGGAATCTTAACTTGCACTGATTCAAATGGTTTTGCATAGCGAGTTTTCATAATCTTACATGCCGCACGAATTCCTCGCACATCACTAATCTTATTACCATCTTCATCTTCTTTAAGTTTCAGTTTCTTCATAGCAACAACGATACTTGATGCGTAAACGAAACCTTGACCGCCTGAGATTTTATCATCTGGATCAAACATATCTTGACTAGCATATGTGTGATTAGTAGCAACTAAGCCAATGTTCAATGAACCAAACATATTAACACAGTTACGAACAAGTGCTGTTAGTGCTTTAGGCTTACGACCCATGTCACCTTTCATGTCACCTGCTTCAAACTGATTCACATCGGTTGGTGTTAATAACATACCTAGACTATCAACTACAAACAATACCTTAGGACGATCTGTTTCTGGTAGTGCTTTATAATCTTTAACAAACATAGAAATAGTTTTTCCTACTTCGTCAATCATAGCCATGTTAAGTTTTAACAATTTACTGTCATCTGTAGATACACCTAGCGCATGTAGCCACGCTTCATCCAGTGCATTTTCCGAATCTACTAATACTACAAAGATTCCTTGTTGTTGTGCGTGTCTAACGAGGTTTCCTGAGCAGATGAATGATTTTCCTGCTCCTGACTCTCCGGCAAAGACAGTAACTTTACCAAGAGGTACGCCTTTATTAAAGTCGCCGCTAATGAGATAATTGAGAGCATAATTTCCTGTTGAGATCCAATCAGTAGGATCGTTAAATCCTATTGATAGACCTTCAATACTTTTTGTAATGTCCTTGCGGAACTTACTGAAATCAAAAGGTTTTGCCATTTTAATTATCCACTTCCATACTGAGTGCTTCTTTGATTACTTCAAAGAGTTCTGCTTCTGTAGCGCACATAACTTTGCAGTTTTTCCAATCATTCTCTTTGTCTCTTCCACCGACTTCAATCATAAAGCCGTTATCGTAACGATTGATTGTAAATGACTCATTTACTTTTGATAGTTTGTTTAATTTTTTTGCCATGTTATTATCCTTGTTATTTGTGTATGCCATTAGTATACACGCTGAATGGTTGCTTGTCTAGCATGTCTGGACATTTTTCTGCCATTGAATCAATTTCCCAATCTTGAGGAAAATGTCTTAGTGCGCCTCTAGCTCTGTCTCTAATGATGCTAGGCACTCTAGGTGTACGACCTGGGTCGCATAGTTCCTCCAACAATTTTTTACCTTGCTTAATAGCGCGGTAGCGTTCGTCTGGTAGTGTCATCGTGGTTCCTAAGGAAGGGAGCAATTGCTCCCTATCCAATAAGTATTACTTATTTTGTCTAGCACGAATCATCGCTAGGATGTCCTGTGCCTTATCCGTTGAAGTTGTTTTTGGAACTTCAATAGGAGCCGATGCTGACGTAGATGCTTCATCATCCCAAGGTGGTGTAGAAGTTCCTGCTACGGGTGTTGCTACGGGTGCGCTAGTTTCAGTAGTCGCTGTTGTTTTAGCCGTAGCACCTGCTGGTGCTTCTAGTCCATATGGACGATAGTAATTACCCCAACGCTCATTGTCATAAGGTTGACCATCAACTGATGCCTCAAACATTTCCTTAATGATACGCAATTCTGCTTCACTAGGCTTCTTGGGCAAGAAGTCAGCTAAGTTAAACAAACCATGTGCTTCAATAGCGGCTTGCTCTGCTTCTGTGAGAGGACTCTCTTTACGTGCCCAGTTACTTGTAGAATAATCTGCGTAACCACCCTTGCTTGTTTTCTTAATATTGAAATCAAGACCACGCAAGAAGTCTGTTGGCAATTCTTCAATCTCCGGATCCATCAAACCAGATTTAACGATTGGAATGATTTGTGGGCTGATGATGAATCTGCGAATAGGGTTCGCAGGGGTCTTGTCATCACCTAGTGGGTTCTGACGAACAAAACCTTGGAACAAGTAACTACGCTTCTTCCAGTACTTGTTTGCCATTTCTTTCAATGTTTCATCTTTGTACCAAGGACGAACTTCTGCCAAGATAGGGCAGTTGTCACCATACATTTCTACGCATGGTACTTGTACTTCAATACGTTTAACGTTAGAATCGCCCTTAACGCCATTGAATGGAAGTTTGATAATTTGTTTCTCTACCCAAAAGAAATCATTCTTTGAGTTGCCATCTGGTAAAAAACGAATGCTAGCAGTAGTGCCTTCATCCATATTCCAGTGTGCGTAAACTGAGTTATCAGCTTGGGTGTTAGAACCCTTGTTTGTTGTTTTGTTTTCTTGTGCCGCGATACGGGCACGAATGTCTGCTAATGATGCCATGATATTTTCCTTAATAAAATTGAGATGGTCTCTGTTTTTAGTATTCGACACTCACCATGAATGTCTAACACAAGTGTAAGTATAGCAGTACTTTACTCTCATGTCAATAGTATTTATGCCTTATATGGGAAACCGCATATTTTTATGCGGTTTATTTACCCTTTTAGAATCGTTTCTTTGGCTTGTTTCGTCTGCGTGTAGCAAGTGTTTTATCTGCTACTTGCTTTACGGCAGCCACTTGCGGTGTGGGCATCTG